TAGTAGAAGGAGGCGCAGAGATTCCCGTGAGTACTCCCGAAAAAATTGAAGCAGAAGAATTGTTTAAAGTTTTTACCGACCCGGATCAGAAAGGAATGGTAAATGCTGCAGTAAATAAATCTTTATCAACCCCTGCAACTGTTAAGCATTTATATGCTATGCTTAGCGACTATGATCACCAGGTTGTACAGGAAGCAGTGCAGCTTAGACGCTTCGTTACAAATAAATTAATTGAAGATACTGGTCTTAATGACCCACGCCATAGGCTGAAGGCGTTAGAATTACTAGGGAAAATCTCAGATGTGGGATTGTTTTCCGAAAAAACAGAAGTTATTGTTAAGCATGCAACTACGGAAGAGTTGGAAAAACAAATAAGAAGCAAACTGGCTAACATCATAGGCCAGGAAAAAACAATTAATACATCTTTTGAAGTAATTGACGACGAAATGGGGACATTAGAGAAAGAACCAGAAGGAGAAGAATAAAATGCAAGGAGTTCCATCACCTTGGCTGTCGTTAATTTCAGTTTTATTACCAATAATCATTAGTGCCTTCATGTGCATGATATTATTGGTGGCTTGGAAGAGGTCCAATAGAGCTGACGGCAACCCAGAATTAAAATCATCAACTATTTTCACCAATATACTAATTGCTGGAGCAGTATTTGGCTCATTAACGCAATGGTGCATGGGTGGAATAATTAATGCGTTGACCAGTGTTGACACTAATGAACTTAAAATGATTGTGTTAGCTTCGTTATTTACGGGGCCACTATCTTTAGCTATATATCATGGGTTACGAGGTTGGTTTCGCACCCGTAATCCAGGAATGTATAAGTTTTTAACTGTAAAACACCATTTAACAGCTGACGAATTAGGTCTATATGCTGGCGATGCGTCAGATATGACTGTGCAGCACAAAATCCTAAACGATAATGACAAGCGGCAGGAATGAATAAGAAACTAAAAGATTTATATTGGGACATATTAGATTTACTAGAGATTATAAGTGTCTTTATATCTAAGAATTGGCTACGTTATTCTGTTTATTTGTACGCTATTTTAGCTACAGTGTTTTTATTATGGCTATTTTAGTGCTTATTATGGGTGTATTTGGAAATAGGAGAAAATAGGCTTATGAAGACGATAATTCATGTAAATCAGCACAAAATTAAGGCTAATACCAAAAATGGGACTAATGAGCCTGTTTTAACAGTAAAAAACTACAAAGAAAACCGATATTGTCATGAAGCTACGATTCATGGTGAGTCAAAAGTGGTTCACAGACCCCATAAGCCCCTATCTTGCGGGGCGAGAGTGTGGATAGAAACACAGGCTGATGTAACTTTGATATGAGATTTATAATTTTAACAGTAATTGTTTTTATACTATGTGGGTGTTCTATGCTATTAGTTAGCGCATTATGAATATTCAAGGGGTTGATCCCGCTGAACTTCAAATAGCTCTTTCTAAATTACATACTCTTCCACGAGCAGAACAAATAGATTTTCTGCAGACTTTAGAAGCTTATGAAAAGCAGACTCAGCTGACTGCCAGACAAACTAGCTTTATGCCGTTCATAAAGCACGTATATCCGGGTTACAAAGTTGGACCTCATCATCGACATTTAGCACAGATTTTCGAGGACATAGCTAACGGAGTTAAAAAAAGGGTCATCGTCAATATCGCGCCACGTCATGGCAAATCAGAGCTTATCTCTTACTTAGCCCCAGCTTGGTTCTTAGGCAAGCACCCCCACAAGAAAGTAATCATGGCTTCGCATACAGCGGATCTCGCGGTTAACTTCGGCAGGCGCGTGAGGAACCTTGTAGGCTCCGACCCCTATCAGGAGATTTTCCAGAATGTCAAACTACAGGCTGACTCTAAGTCAGCGTCCAGATGGGGTACTAATTACAACGGGGAGTATTTTGCTATTGGTGTAGGTGGAGCGCTCGCAGGTCGTGGAGCTGATTTGTTTATTATTGATGACCCGCACTCAGAGCAGGACGCCAAACTTGGGAAGCCGGATGTGTTCCTACCCGCGTGGGAGTGGTTCCAGTCCGGGCCTATTCAGCGTTTGATGCCGGGTGGGGCGATTATTGTGGTGATGACCAGATGGTCGAAGCTTGATCTGACAGGTCAGATTGTCAATCAGATGGTGAAAAATGATGATGTTGATGAATGGGAGGTTGTGGAGTTTCCAGCCATCATTGAAGATAAAAATGGAGAAGAAAATTCACTATGGCCTGAGTTCTGGCCCTTGGAAGAATTACAATCTAAACGAGCCAGTCTTGATCCGCGTTACTGGCAGGCTCAGTATATTCAAAATCCCACAAGTGAAGAAGGAGCCTTATTAAAAAGAGAATGGTGGAAGACATGGGAGTACGATAACCCACCGACTTGTGAGTTTATTATCATGAGTTTGGATGCGGCGCAGGAGAAAAATAACCGTGCAGACTACAATGCGTTGACGACATGGGGAGTGTTTTTTAATGAAGAAGTTGATAATTATAATATTATATTGTTAAATGCTATAAAGAAACGATTAGAGTTTCCTGAGCTTAAAGAATTAGTATTACAAGAGTATGCTGATTGGGAACCTGACGCGTTTATTGTGGAGAAGAAATCTAACGGAGCGGCTCTGTATCAGGAGATGCGACGTATGGGGATACCAGTAGGAGAATTTACGCCAGGTAAAGGGCAGGACAAAATTAGCAGAGTAAACTCGGTAGCTGATTTATTCCATTCTGGTATAGTATGGGCCCCTGAAAAGAGGTGGGCTCAGGAAGTTATTGAAGAATGTAATGACTTTCCAAGTGGTGCGAATGATGACTTAGTTGACGCCACTACACTAGCTATTGCTAGGTTCAGACAAGGTGGGTTTATTAGACTGCCTTCAGATGAGAAAGATGAAGTGCAGTTGTTCAGAAGTTCAAAGCAGAAACGATTATACGCAATTTAAGGATTAATTATGGCAGACGTAGATAAAAGTCTTTACGCATTACCAACAGGTGTAGAAGAAGAAGCTGTTGATGAAGAAGCAATAGAGATTGAAATAGAAGACCCAGAAAGCGTAACTATATCCGCAGGTGATACCGAAATAACAATAGACCCCGATGCTGTAGAAGATGAAACCTTTAATGAAAATTTAGCTGAAGAATTAGACGATCAAATATTAGATGAAATAACCAGTGAGTTATTAGGAGAATTTGAAGGTGATGTTAATTCTCGTAGAGACTGGTTAGATACTTATGTAGATGGATTAGAATTATTAGGGCTTAAAATGGAGGATCGCTCTGAACCTTGGGAGGGCGCATGTAATGTCTTTCACCCACTAATGACTGAGGCGTTAGTTAAATTCCAAGCTGAAACTATGATGGAGACTTTTCCAGCCTCCGGTCCTGTCAAATGCTCGATTATTGGTAAAGAAACCAAAGAAAATATAGAAGCTTCTCAGCGTGTTAAAGAAAACATGAACTATCAGCTGATGGAGCTGATGCCTGAATATCGTCCTGAACACGAAAGAATGTTATGGGGTTTAGGCCTTGCAGGTAACGCGTTTAAGAAAGTCTATTACGATAGTAATCTTGAAAGACAAGTATCTATCTTTGTACCAGCTGAGGATATTGTAGTTCCTTATGGTGCTTCTAATCTAGAGACTGCTCAGCGTGTAACCCATGTAATGCGCAAGACTAAAAATGAAATGCGTAAATTACAAGTTTCAGGGTTTTATAGAGATATAGATATTGGCGAACCCACTTATGACTTAGAAGAAGTAGAAAAGAAAATAGCTGAAAAGATGGGCTTCGACGCCACCACAGACGATAGATACAAAATATTAGAAATGCATGTGGACTTGGATATAGAAGGCTATGAAGATAAAGATGAAAAGGGTAAAGAAACAGGAATAGCTATTCCTTATGTAGTAACTATAGAAAAAGGTTCAGGTGCTGTTTTATCTATAAGACGTAATTGGGACCCTGTTGATCCTGGCAAATTAAAACGTCAGCACTTTGTGCACTATGGGTATATACCTGGTTTTGGTTTTTATTGCTTTGGTCTTATCCATTTGATTGGGGCGTTTGCTAAATCAGGTACTATGATACTTAGACAGTTAGTAGATGCTGGTACTTTATCTAATCTTCCAGGTGGGTTTAAGTCTCGTGGTCTTAGAATTAGAGGAGATGATACTCCTATAGCTCCAGCTGAATGGCGCGATATAGATGTCCCTGCAGGGACTTTAAGAGATAATATTTTACCTTTACCTTATAAAGAACCTAGTCAAGTACTAAATAATTTAATGAATCAAATTATTGAAGAAGGACGTAGGTTTGCTAGTGCCGCTGATATGAAAGTTTCAGATATGTCTTCTCAAGCTCCTGTGGGCACCACACTAGCTATTTTAGAACGAACACTTAAAGTTATGTCAGCTGTTCAAGCGCGTATTCATTATGCTATGAAAGCTGAGTTTAAATTATTAAAAGTTATTATTAGAGATAATACCCCTCCAGATTATTCTTATGAACCTGTAGATGGTGGTAAAGCAGTTAAACAAGAAGATTATAATTCAGTAGAGATAATACCTGTTTCTAACCCCAATGCAGCTACTATGTCTCAAAAAGTAGTGCAGTATCAAGCTGTAATGCAGATGGCTCAAGCCAACCCTGCTATTTATGATATGGTGGAACTAAACAGAGAAATGCTAGAAGTATTAGGTATTAAGAACATAGATAAACTGGTTCCAGAAAAAGATGATATCGACCTCCTAGATCCTGTAGCAGAAAATATGAATATGTTAAACAGTAAGCCAGTTAAAGCATTTGTAGAACAAGATCATGAAGCACACATAAAAGTCCATATGGCTTTTGCTCAAGACCCTAAACTTCAACAGTTAGTTGGTCAAAGCCCCAACGCTGCTACTTTCCAAGCTGCTATGGAAGCACATGTAGCAGAACATGTAGGATTTGAGTATCGTAAGCAAATGGAAGAGCAATTAGGAGTTCCACTTCCAAAACTAGGCGAACCTTTACCAGTAGATGTGGAAGCAGATGTATCTCGATTATCAGCAGCTGCCGGGGAACAATTACTCCAAAAAAATACTGCTGAAGTACAACAACAGGAAGCACAACAACAAGCTCAAGATCCACTTATTCAAATGCAGCAAGCTGAACTACAAATTAAACAGCAAGAAGCTCAAACTAAAGCTCAAAAAGTAATGGCTGATATTGAAATTGATAAAGAGCGATTATCGATTGAATTACAAAAAGGACAGCTAGATCGTTTGGAAATGGAGTCTCGTGAACGTATAGAAGGAGCCAAATTAGGGGCTCAGGCTATAGAAAAAGATAAAGATTTACAAGCTAAGCAGTTAATAGAAGGCGCTAGATTAGGTGTAAAAGTAGTGCAAGAAGATAAAGCCAGAGAAGATAAAACTCATGATGTTAAATTAGAAGAAAGAACTAAGAGGAAAGATACTAAAACACAAACCGAAGGGTGATTATTATGCAAGAAGAAACGTTAAAACTTCT